TTCTACATCTGCTTCTTTAATTACAGTAAGACCTCTCTTCTCATATTCTTCTTTTAATTCTTTGTTTGCCTTGGTGTATGGACTGCCAGTAATGACAACCACTTCTTTATCAAAGGCTTCTTGCCCTTCTACAAGCAATGAATGTGCTGCAGTTCCAAACCTCATTGCAGGTGTAGTCTCTTGCTTATGTTCTATTGCATGAAGCTGTGATTCACCAAACCTTCTAATATAACTACTACTTATACCTACGCCTTTGTGATATTCATTGTTAGGCATGTCATTGCAAACCCAAGCCTTGCCACGTTGCTTAGGTTGGTATGCTTTTAATTCTTCTATCATTATTCTTTCCCCCATTGATCGGCCATAGCATCAGCTATACCTGTATAAAATTTACTTCTCTCCTTACCTTTTCCACCGCCTAACCACCATATTCTATGTTTTTCTTTGTCAGGTAATGCATCTGTTTCTTTTTTTACATTATTAGTCTCTTTAAGTTTAGGTAAGTTCTTTAACCATAGGCAAGTTCTTTTATATTCATAATGGCCAAATTGGTAAGGATTTATCATTTGGTCTGATTTTCTTATATAGGATGAAATTACACTCACTGGATTTTCTATTGCTATTTTATCAATAGGTGCATCCATAAGTTTCTTTACAAATTCTATAGCTTCATCTCTAAGATGCATTGGTTTATGGCCACTTGTAAACCATCTAGCACCACTAACAGATAAATGTGTACAAGGCGGATGTGCAATCATTAAATCCCAACCATCATCTAAAATATCTAAAACATCACCTTGGTAATGCTTACCTTCAGACTCAGTGGGTAAAATGTCACAGCTTGTTGCATCATGTCCATTTTTTGTAAAGGCATCTCTTACAATACCGCTATACTCACACGCTACTAATACTTTCACTTAACCACCCCCATAAGGTACGCGATCTCTGTCAAAGACTCTCTGACCTTATGCTCAGACTCGCCAACTTGCACTTTAGTCTCACCTGTTAAGAAGTCTTTGTAATAACCCCTGACCTCTCTCTTGGGTAGGCGGATTTCTCCGCCACCTACTATATTAAATATTACTTCCATTACTTCCCTCTCTTTTTTGTTAGTTTTACTTCGTGACCTTGCTTGATTAACCTAGCTCTTTTTCTAGCCATGTAGAATAAGTCTCTAGTCTTGATGGCAACTACCCAGCCTAAGCTAGGTAGTTTTACTTCTAAAGTGTATCTAGTCATTATGCACCCCCTCTTTGCAATCTTTGAACCTTCTTTATTTGCTTGTCAAATGACCTATAGTTATTAAGGTATTCCTCTCTTCTAGCTAGATTTTCTGTTGGTGTTTCACCAGCAAAAGGTCTCATGTTGTTATATGCTTTTAACCAGTGTGTTCTTTGTTTTTTTAGGTTTTCTAGTTCGTTCATGTTTGACTCCTTATTGTTTAACATACCCCCATTATGCATATATAAATGCATTTGTATATATAATAATTAATTTATTTTAAAGGGTTAAGAACTGGCACTTGGCTAAGTGCATCTAAGGTTTCTTGTAAAGAGTCTATTTCTAGGGTTGGGGTTATGATCTTTTTATCAAAGGTAAAGTAGGTTTGCGAAGTAGTATTTGGCTTGAAGATAATTCGCTTATGTTCTTGGCTGTAGAAAACAAAAGCAAGAATATCACAATGGTAGTTCTTATAAACTTCTGACATTTGCCTTGATGTCTCTGATGCAAAAGTATATTTGCCTTGCTTGGACTCTCTTCTTGTTTTGACTTGTACTGTATATTTTCTGCCATTTGTCTCAAGCAGGATATCTGCTGGGTGTTTGTCTTGTGTTGGATATACAAAGTCTGCATATTCCAGCAGGAATGTTTGTACTAAGGATTCACCCAAAGCACCTAATCTTGAATTACTTTGATGATCTTCCGATGTCTTTGCCATCTTTGCCACATAGTGCAAGTTGTCTTGAATTGTAATTTGCCCTGTTTGCAGTTTGTATAGCATATTTGCTGTCTAGCAACTCTTCTGATGCTTCCAACCACATACCCATTTCCATTAGGGCTCTTGTCCTTCTAAAACCCATGAATCCCTGTATACCCATTTGAAAGCACATATCAAGGCAAACCATTTGTCCTTTTTCAGGAAAGCTACGCCAAACAGTCCAGTATTCATCTAATTGATTCATAACTCTTTTTATATCGTTATCAAGCAGATACATGGCTTCTTCTTCTGTGATACCTCTGTCTTCCAAATTTCTTCCTGCACCTATTGTCCACCGCGATTCGCTGCATTTATAAAGGGTACACATAACACCTTCATGCCTTATAAGCATTTCTTTTACTTTATCGTACATATTATTTGCTGTGGATTCCTTTTGTTTTTTCAAATGTTCTAAGTGATGACATGCCAAGTAACGATAAAAGTATTGTTGTAAGTTGTGAAAAATCAAACTCAAGAGCTTCAAGTTTTAAATCTGCTCCATTTACCACAGCTATCCAAGTTGCAATAGGCAAGATAATGTAATGAGTGCAAAGGCTAAACCCACAAACATATCCAATACAGGGTCTCCATGACGATACAAACCAGTTCCCGTTCTTCGCTTCTTCAGCATTAAGGCTAATTTGTGCTTTATCCAGCGATATAAGTTCTTTTTGTAAGTCATGTGATAGTTGTTCTTTTAAATCTTTATCCTGAACAAATTTATCCAAGACGTTATTTGCTACTTCAGCAATTTTGGTAATACTCAAAACAAGCCTTTTACTATTAAGGTGAATAATGCAACTACTATTGTAGTAAGACCACCAACCAGCCAAGCCTTTGTGCTATTGACTGAGTTTTGCAAATCATCTGTTTTGCGATAGATGGTCTTCCAACGCTCTTGACATATCGCATCATGCTTTTCTAAATCTGATGCTACTGATGCGATTGTCTTACGTTCTGCCATTATTATTCCTCTGTTACTTCCTCTGCTTCTTCTTCTACAGTTTCAGAAAATGCTTTGACCTGTAGCTCTCTATAGTCAGCAAGAATTACATATCTTTCATAAGCAGATTGTAGTTCTTGTAACTCTCTTTGAGCTACATTTAATTTGCCAGCTATATTTGCCTGATCTTCGTTTAAATCTTCTGCTTTAAAGTCTCTGCCATTAAAGCTAATGATTACATCGTTTTTTACTTCATTCTCGTTACTCATATATCTCTCCTATATGTTTTAAGTTAGTTAATTATATTATATATAAATTAAGGCCTATGACCATAGTGTATTTATAATTGTAATAACAATTACTCACCTATAGTTTTTGTTTCAGTCGTAGGTGTTATTTCTTCGTCTATTTTATCTTTTAAAGATTTTTTTAGGTTAGCAACCTCTTCTTCACCCATAATGCTTTTTACCCAACCTTCTACTATTGTATTAGTCAGATCAGCGAAAGGTACAAAGTCTGAACCAATGTCCTCTAGTGATAGTGATTGAGTACCATAAACACTAGCGGTATATGGTACTTCTTGACCATCCACTTCATGCTTTTCACTACTTGTTCCATTTAATCTCCAATGGACATTATAAACTGTGTCTGTATTACCCTCATAATCAGGATATACATCTACTGTTTTACAGTCCCATTCGTATGTATTTGCCATCTTTTTTCTCCTATATTGTTGTTATTATAAAACTTAGCAATTCGTTATATCTTACACCAAGTCTCGTTTGTTCTACACCATCATCATCTTCCCAGGTCTGTGATATAAACATACCATAGTCACTTGCATCCAATCCCTCTGCTGTAAATGCATCTTGTAAGTCTTGTGCTATGACTCCAAAATGATATCTAGCTGTTTCATCAGAATCAGGATTATCATCTTTTTCTGCTACTGAATCTTGCCATCTAAATCTTCTTATTAAACCTTTACACGCTGTAGCAACCCTTTGCTCTGCATCTGTTAATGCTTGTATGTCTTGTTTTTCGTTTTCATCAGAAGTTTGGATAGTGCCATTGGTTGCATAGATGTCATCAAACCTTGCACCCACAGAACCTAAATCAATTACATTATCAAGAGTAGAGCCATTTCCTCTGCATGGTTGTATGTTTGTAACTTGATAATCTATAAATCTAAGACCAACACCTGCACTACTTGTAGTACCACTTGCAATATACATATCATTGCCAGTAGCACTATTTATACCTATGTTACCTTTGGTAGTTCCACCAATTTGAACTGCTATGATTTGCCCTGTATCAGATTGACTATCATTTGCTGTTAATACTGGATTAAATGTTTCGGTTTTAAAGAAGTTAAATACACCATCACCTGTTGCTGTTATAGAAGATGATGCAATATTTCCATTTGGATATATGGTTGTAGCACCAGTTTGACCTGCTGATGTGCCACCAACAATCAATCGTCCTGATGAGTCTATTCTGGCTCTTTCTGCATTGTTATAACCATTAAAACGCAAAGAATCATCTGAGTGAAAATAACTTATAGAGCCTGTTGCCAAATCATCTTGTGAGCCAAAGATAATTGAAGAGTCGGTAGTATTGCTCGATGTCATGTAAAGCTGACAAGAACCTGATGTTTCGTTTAATCTAAGTTTTCCATAAGGAGTTGCAGTACCTATTCCAACACGTCCTGATGAGTCTATTCTCATGCGTTCTGATGTAGATTGTTTAAATATAATAGGATGTGTTGCAGATATAGCTGTTAGGGTACAATCCCCATTACTTGAATTATATCCAGCGGTAAAACCTTCTGTAGTTGAACTATCTCTACCAATAGTAATGTAAGAGCTTGTGGCATTAGGTGATGTAAATCTAGCTATTTCACCGCTTGAACCATGACTTACATCAAGTTTTGAATCAGGACTATCAGTTCCAATTCCAACGTTTCCAGTATTTTTAATATAAATTCTATTTGTATTACTTGTTACAATTGCATGGTCATGATTTGATAAAGTTCCTGATTTTGTATAAGTTATATTGTGGTCAACACCTGCTATATATTGTTTTGTTCCATCACTTGCTGAATAAAAAGAATAATCAGAAGAACCATTTGCTATTCCTATGCCTGATAACGCTGCATTTGATTGTGAACCAGAACCAACATGTAATCCCATTTGTGGATTAGTCGTGCCGATGCCCAATCTTCCACTACTATCTATTCTAACCTTTTCAGTATTATTAACCTGAAATCTCATGTAGTTATTTGTATGGTCATAACCTATTTGACCAATATTTGCATCGTCAGT